CCTCTTTTGATGCAAACACAATGGCAGTAGAAGCTGGTACTGGTATAACAACTGGCACTGGCACTATTTACAGAAGTTCTGTTCAAAGAGTTGGTGGTATAATAACAACAAGAATTTTAATTGACTTAACTGGTTTAAGATCAACTGGTTCAGGTGACATCATTGGTGTTAATGGTACATCATTGGTTTGTCATATTGGTCAAATAACTGCTGCTAGAAATGGTACAATCTTAACTGGTAGTATGGAATGTTTTGAAGCACCAGCAGGTGGTGATCCAGATATTAACGTACACTCTGCAACAGAAGGAACTGGAGTAGAGGATGGTGCTATTGCTGACTTAACTGAAACATTGTTAGTTAATGCTGGTGATGCAACACTTGGAAGTAAAGTTTACTTTACTGCTGTCCCAGCCGCTGACCAGTTTTTATATCTAACAACTGGTGATGCAACAGATGCAGATTACACAGCAGGTAAGTTATTTATCGAGTTAATGGGTTACGAAGCCTAGTTAGGAGTGTAAAATGGCAGGAACAAGATCTGATGTAAAAGCCTTTAATGTAAATCAAGGAGCTTCCGCTGCTTTGATAGGACCTGCAAGGTCGAGGATAAGACAAATAGTTATCTTTGCAGACGCAGCAGGTGCCATTACCATAACAGATGGTAACGGTGGAGACACATTGATTGCACAAAGTTTTCCAACTGGATTACACACTCTCAATATTCCAGACAATGGTATATTAGCAGAGAGTGGTGCTTATCTGTCTGCATTCACTGGTAGTAGTAATAAATTGACGGTGTTTTTATCTTAATGGCTAGAAAACCAGATAAACAGCCGCCTAAAACTAAAAAGTATTTCCGCTCCACTAAGTCTGGAGCGGGAATGACAAAGGCAGGTGTTGAGCGTTACAGAAGGGATAATCCTGGAAGTAAACTAAAAACTGCTGTTACTGGTAAAGTAAAGCCTGGAAGTAAAGCAGCTAAAAGAAGAAAATCATTCTGTGCAAGAAGTGCAGGCCAAATGAAAAAGTTTCCAAAGGCAGCTAAAAATCCGAATAGTCGTTTAAGACAAGCAAGGAGAAGATGGAAGTGTTAAAGGTTAGAGATGTAATAACTGGAGTTTCAAGTGTTCTTGTTGCTGGTTCAATAGGATGGATTGTAACAACTCTTATTGAAGTAGATAAGAGAACCGCCGTTACTGTTGTCAAGGTTGAAGAAAATCATAAAATGATACATACTCTATGGATAGATTTTATAAATAGGAAAACAGATGGCAATCTCGCGGGGTTCAATTTCGAAGCAGATAACAAATTCACCAGGTAAAAGGAAGTGGAGTGATAAGAGGAAGAGGAAAATCAATTGCAAACGACCTAAAGGATTTTCTGAAAGAGCACATTGTGCCTCTAAAAAAAGGAGAGGTAATAAGAGGTGAACCACTTAAGGATTGTTCTCAGTGCAAAAAAAGGAAGTGGATGTGTGATTGTTGGAAAGTATTGAAAGGAAGGTATTATGCCTAAAGACGCATGTTATCATAAAGTAAAAGCTAAATTTAAGGTTTTTCCATCCGCGTATGCTTCAGGGCATATTGCTAAATGTAGAAAAGTCGGTGCAGCTAATTATGGAAAAAGTAAAAAGAAAGCTATGGGTGGTGGATTAAATACTGCCATAGAAAAAGTAAAAAACCAAACAATGACTGCTAAAGAAGGTAAAGTTGTTAAGATGACAAAAAGAAAGTCAAAAAACAAAAACATAGCTAGAGGTTGTGGTGCTATCATGTCGGGTAAGCGTAAAGTCACAAAATACGCATAATGGCAGTTAGAAAAACAAAAGCTGGTTTATCTTTAAAGAGATGGTTCAAAGAGGACTGGAAAGATGTTAAAACGGGTAAAAAATGTGGTCGTCAAAAAGGCGAAAAGCGTAGTACGCCTTATTGTAGACCGAGTAAAAGAATTAGCTCAAAAACTCCGAAGACTACTAAAGAGATGACAGCTACAGAGAAGCGTAGTAGAATAAGACAAAAGAATAGATTAGGTCAACCAGCAGGCGCACCTAGAAGGGTTAAAGCTTTGAGAAGAAAGAAGAAATAAATGGCAACCTCAAGCTCAAGAGATTTTGATTTAGATGTAGGAGAACTTATCGAAGAGGCATATGAAAGATGTGGCTTAGAGATGAGGACTGGCTATGATGCTAAAACTGCTAGACGTTCTTTAAATCTTATGTTTGCTGATTGGGCAAACAGAGGACTTAATTTATGGACTGTGACCCAAGAAACAAAAGCAGTGACTTCTGGCACAGCCACATATACCTTATCTAGTGAGTTTGTTGATCTATTAGAAGTTGTATTAAGAAACAGTAATAATGTAGATTTTACTCTTACACAAATGAGTCGTGGTGAGTATTTAAGAATACCTAACAAAGGTAATACTGGACAACCAAGTCAATATTTTTTTGATAGACAAACAACACCAACGATAACTCTTTGGTCTACACCAGATACTTCTTATACTTTAGTATATTATTATGTAAGACGTATTCAAGATGCAGATGCGTTAGTAAACACAACAGACGCACCTTTTAGATTTCTTCCATGCATGGCAGCGGGACTTGCTTATTACATATCAATAAAAAGAGCACCAGATAGAATACAGATATTAAAAGCTGTATATGAAGAAGAGTTCCAAAGAGCCATGTCAGAGGATGCAAATAGCACACCATTAAAGTTGACTCCTAATATTTCATACTTGAGGTATTAAAATGGCTAGATATGCAAGTGGTAAAAGAGCATGGGGATACTCAGATAGATCTGGTTTTCGTTATCGTTTGCGAGACATGATAAAAGAATGGAATGGTCTCAAAGTTGGTATAGATGAATATGAGCCTAAACATCCACAGTTAGAGCCTAATTATCCAGGCCCAGATCCAACAGCATTATATGAACCAAGACCAGATAGTAGAACTGAAGTGACCGTAGAGAACTTATTAGGTTTAAATCCTTTTTTATCTGGCGCTGCTAGTAGCAATACCATAACAGTTATAGAACCCTCACATGGTAGATCAACAAGTGATACTGTTCGATTTAGAGATGCAGTCGGTTTTGATGGTTTTACAGCAACCGTTTTGAATAATTCTTCTGGTTATGCTATAACAAAAGTAGATGATAATACCTATACGTTTACTGCAAGTAGCGGTACTGCAACCACTGGTGGATTGAGAGGTGGTGGTGGATCGGTTACTGCGGGACCTGTAACATTGGGGACATAAATGAGTTTTACAAAAGCAACATTAACAACAGCGATACAAGATTATACTGATAATTCAGAAACAACTTTTGTTAACAATATACCTAATTTTATTAAAGCTTCTGAAGAAAAGATACTAAAAAGCGTAGATCTAGATTATTTTAGAAAAAATGTAACAAGTGCGTTAACATCATCAGACGAGTTTCTTACAGTGCCTTCTGATTATTTAGCATCATTTTCTTTACAAATAACTACATCTGGTTCAGAAAGTTTTTTGTTGCAAAAGGATGTAAACTTTTTGAGAGAATACACACCAGCTTCAACAACAACTGGACTACCAAAATATTATGCTAGATTTGATGAAGATAACTTTATTCTAGCACCTACACCAAATAGTAATTACACAATACAATTAAATTATTTTTACAGACCAGCCAGTTTAACGGCAGGTTCTGACAGTGGTACAACATGGGTTAGCACTAACGCACCTTTTGCTTTACTTTACGGAT